GTTCTTTTATATTCTGTTCCCTTAAGGCTGCACTCTTTGCCGCGTGCACCCTGTCTTCTTTTGTAAGTCTCTTTTTTATCTCTTTCTGCCAGAGTTTCAGAAAATCCCTTATCTCCTCGATTCCCGGTTCTTCATCATAATAGGAGCGGTTCTGTCGGATCGTTCCTCCCGGTTCAAACTCGATGGTATAGAACGGGATATCCGGTTCCTGCTCCCTTCTAAGGAATCCGATAAATGTTTCCCTGTTTTCGATCCGGTTGAAGTACCTTTCGGAGCTTCCGGCACAATGATGCAGGGCATATCCTTCCCTTACAATCTCTACCGGGCTTTCCGGCATGATCATCCGGTACCCGTCTGCGGCAAATTCATACTTTTCTTTTACTTCTTTCATTACCGCAGAAGCTCCCGAGAATTTTTCTTCCATCTTTTCAGCTTCCTGCTGCCTCAATTTCGGATCAGTGTTCATTCTTTTTACGATATCGAGTTTCTGGCCATCTGTTACCAGTTCGTCATGTCTCTGCTTTAAGTTCTTTGGTTTATAAAACAATTCCTCATCAAGGCTCTTATTCTGGGCCTGGCACATGCTCAGATAGTCTGCCCACTGTTCCAGCACCCTTTTAGGTGTTTTATATCCCTGTTCCGTCTGCTTTCTTACATAATTAACAATCTGTTCGATACTCATTTTGTCTGGAATCCCACCCGGCAATGTTTCTATCTTATCAGTATTGATCCCACATTCTTCCAGATAGTCCATACTCTTTTTGGATATCTTGCAGTTGTGTGCCTCTGAGTATCTCAGCCACTCTAATTTCAAACAGCCTCCGTTTTCTTCCCTGAGACGGTTGATTTTCTGTTTATCTGACAGTCCCATGACTTCTTCTATGCTGTTTCCATCTATCTGCAGGTATCCGCTATAGGAACCGTTGTATGCCCAACAGTGCCCTGTTGTTTCCTGAAGCAGTCTGTAGAAACGTCCTTTTGCCAGATATTCCATCATCATTCCAAGTCCTTTATTACGGCATCCTGCTGCCATGGCGGCATTGTAATCTGCTTTCATTTCCTTCTTTGACATTTCTACAAAGGCATTGGTCATGCTTTCATACATGGTCCCTTTTAATGCTTCCGGGATTCCTTCCGGATATAAGAAGCATTCATCTATCCGTTTATTTCTCGGATTACTTGTATACCAGTTGCTTCTGACCAGTCCCGTATACCGCTCTTTAACAGCTCTGTCCTGGTTATAAAAAATCATATATCCTGGCTTCGCATTCCCTTTGTTATACAAGAGGATGCGGACTCCTTCGTCCAGATAGATCCCGTGTCCACTTATGTGGTGTTCGATCTCTATCCTGTAATGTCTGGCTACGCCATATTCCGGTGTCACCCTTTCCAGCCTGCATACCCTTGCTTTTGTCCAGATGTGACGGGTTCTCTTTTTTATGACTGCCTTCTGTCCGCATTTAGGGCATTTTCTTATCTCTCCCTGTTTTGGTCTGTCCAGATCTTTTTCCGGTACCCGAGATCCACAGTTGCTGCATCCGTATGTCCTGTTTTCTTTGTCCAAGAAAAGATACTTTTCTCTGCTGCCTATCTTGTATACCCAGTCTCTGAATGTCTCATTTTCTTCCGGGATCCCGTCCATAAGTTTGTCTATCCTGCGGTATTTGTTATCTAATGCCCGGATGCGTTTCTCTTTATCATAGTCTTCTTCCATATCCTGAATCGCTGCCATGATATTTCTGTCTGCGCATTCTGGCAGGAGAGCCTTTTTCGCAAGCTCTTCATCTTCTTTCGTATCCCACTGGAAATTTCCTAATATCCTCGGGCTGTAAAGGCTTTCGTACATGGGGTCATATCCCATGATCCGCAGCAACTTATAGGAATGCCAGTGTCCCAGTTCTGATACATAAGCATGTTCTCCCGTCTCTGTATCCAGAACATACCGCCCGATATATGTATTTTTCCGGAATAGATCCAATATCAGATACTCTTTTTCTATCTGGACTTTCCCTGCGATCTTTTTGTTTTTGTGTTTCGGTACCGGTACCGCTGTCTTTTCAATCAATCTGCGTTTCACTATTCTTTCCTCCGTATCTCTCCGGAATCCAAAAAATATGTCCCATCTTTTTCTGCCCAAAATACCCTGGCGCATATGATATTCTGGTCTTCATCTTCCTGTATCAGCCCGCCGACTGCTCCCGTCTTCAGACGGACTTTCGGGTGTCTGCCTCTCGCAATCGCAATCTCATCCTTTTGCGCCAGCGCAATTTCCGGTTTTATCTGCAGATGTCCGGCTTCCCTCTGCCATTCCATCTTAGGGTTCTGTATCATATACCTCATAGACATCCCGGCAAAAGCTTTCAGGTCCAGTTCTCTCAGCAGGGTGATCTCTGTACAGCAGCATCGGAAATCCTGTTCTTCGTTTATGTCTCCTGCTGCCTCGACCAGGAAATAGCGGTTTCCAGAGCCAAGAGGAAAATACCCCAGACAGTCTGGGGCGTACTCTACAAAATGCCATCCATTACGGTATACTTTGCACTCATCTTCTTTGTAGGTTTTTCCCGCTTCCAGTTTCACGCCTGAACCGTATGAAGTGGCCAGGTCTTTATCAAATCCTTTTACTCCAAGCATACTTACGCCTCCAGATAATATTCTTTTGTAATCCTGCGCACATCTGCTTTCGTTTCCCCGCCTTCATATACTGGACTTTTCATCTTTTCTTTCCTGCCGTCCATGCGGAACTCTGCCAGTTTTACGATCGCATCCGGTACCTGAACTGCACACTCACTCGAAAAGGTAAGAATCCTCGCCAGGCATTCTGTTAATGTCTTTTCCTTTTTTCTGACTGCAAGGCACAGTTCTTCGTTTTTATCCAGTAATGTCAGGATGACGTCTTTCTGATCAAGCTGGTGTCCTCTTATTCCGAGTTCTTTAGCTTCTCCTTCAATCTTCGCAAGTGCTGCCATATACGGGGTTGCAAGGGTATCCACGATACCATCCATGTAATCTTCTGCGTCCTCTTTTTCAAGACCATTTTCTACAGCCAGGGTGATCAGGGCTTCCAGATCACCTTCCTGTCTCTCCGCTGCTGCCGTGCGGATAAATTCCTCATAATCCATTTCTCCAAACTTCTCAAACATCATGTTCTCCTTTCCGTATTTACAAGTTTTTGTGGTATATTGAATCGCACTGCATGGTTACTCAACAGCTTGTCTGCCTGCTGCCAGAGGTCTGCATTGCGTAATTCTTTCTTATCTTTTCTGGTCCATCCATTTTCTTTCCATTCCGGAAGGCTGCGGTATCCATTCTGAAGGTACCCGCTGGTTGTGTGAACGGTAAGTAAAGACGGGCGGTGGATTCTCTGTAAGGCATCTACCAGACATTGCAGAGCCTCACGGTTTACTGTTGTATCCTTTACTTCACCAGAGCCATAAACAGGATTCCCAGGGCCTTTGGGAAAATCTTTACTGAAAATTGAGTATATGTATTTCCCTTCTTTTACTTTTCCGACTTTTTTACTAAGGATAAGAGTAACATCTACTCTTACCATCCTGGGTTCTCCCATCTTCAAATCCTCCTGTCTATCTTTACAAGTGTGTAATGGCGGTATGTGTATCCTGTCACAGGATTGATCCCTTTTTTGATGGAATCCGGATCCACATAGTAACCTTTGGGGGCTTTGGGTTCTCTGACTACTCCATCTTTGTCTATCAGGGAACGTCTTTTTATTTCTTTTCTGGCCGGTTCTTTGCGGATCAGGTTTCTGGACGGATGATATGCTTTTGCTTTTTCCGGTTCCCATTCCTGTAAGGGTGTTGCTATGTACTCTGCCAGATCTCCGTTCTTCAGGTCGTATACAACTTTCATGTTCGGATTCCCATGTGTCCAGAGTTCCCTGACAATCTTTTCTGTTCGGGTCTCTGTATTTGATTCGGCATTTAAGAGGATATGGATGTGGATCGCACCCCTCTTTCCTATCTGTGGTCTCCAGATATACTTTAAGGTCCAGCCATATTTCCGGTATCTGGTCTGAAGCTGCCTTATAAATTTCTGCATATGCTTTATCATCTCTTCCCAGCTTACCCTCTTGTCTTTCTGGTAAGTGAGTGTGATCCAGCTGTCTCCGGTTGTGAAGTTCCACTTTACCAATCTCCTGAGTTCTCTCACCCTCTTCCACTGATTCTGCCTTATGATATCTTCCGGGGTGGGTTCCTTCTTCGGCTCCCTCTTCTGACCCCTTGCACCATATCTTCCTGTATGCTTTTCCTCTACCTCTAAGGTTTCCCCACAATCCCATGTATCTCTTATGTATCCACACTTCATATGTCACCCCGGTGTCGTAAGTTTAATACCCTTAATCAAGCCCTGAAGGGACTTCCCTGTCCCCTGAAAAAGGTTAAAAATATAGCAGGTTTTCTCCTGCTTAAATCTTGACTTTTCGCCACCTGGATGTTATATTTTTTACAGGTTTAATATCCAAGTGGCAAAAGTCACCCTGACTCATGTATTTGCGTTACATGAGTCTTTTTTTATTCTATGTGTTCGATCGGTCCGTAGAGGCCCTCCATTTCTTTTGCTCTCCGGTGTGCTTCTTCCATAGTTCCTACGTAACTTGCAAGTGTCTTGTTTCTGAACCTGACAATTCGGATGGTTCGCTGCTGATCCGAAGGAATTTTTACCGATTCTTTGGTTCTTCTGGAAATCCGTTCTACTTCCCTCATTCTTTCTTCTTCAGTCATTCTGTTCTCTCCCCGATCAGACTTTTGAGATACTGAATGCATTCTTCCGGCCATTCTTCTATATACTCATTGTCTTTAAAAGCAAATACCTTTGTTTTTGTTATGATCGTTAATGTTTTTGTGTTTGTGTCATAGTTGTATGCCACATAAATATTCTTTTCTTCAGCTTTGAGTACAAGCTCCAGAATCTCTCTTATTTTGTCTCTGAACATGTTTCTTCCTCCTGAACTCTTCTAAGCTGATCTACCGCCCAGTATGCGGATATCCCAAAGAGGATGTTAAACCAGACTGGGATGTCCACATATTTCCCTGCAAGGATGCAGAGGGCTATGATTATGTACTGTTTCATAATGTTTGTCCTTCTTTCTCCGCCTTAACCGGCGGCTTTTCTTTCGTAATTCATGCTCAGAAGAAGTTCATCCTGTCTCTGGATGAGCAGGCATTTGATTTCTTCTTCTGACATATCACTAGCTTTATGCTGAATTC